TGGTGGAACTTTTAGCACTAATGGATCTCCTGGAGTTGAAAACACAGGCGGGGGCGGCGGCGGGGGCGGACAAAATTCTTCTGGAGGGGGAACGGGGGGAAATGGAGGATCGGGTGTTGTTGTTTTGAAATATCCTGACGCATACACAATTACAATAGGTGCAGGTTTGACTGGTTCAACTTCATCATCAGGTAGTTTTAAAATTACAACAATTACAGCTGGTTCAGGTAATATAAGTTGGACTCTATAATGGCACATTACGCATTTCTCGATACGAACAACATTGTTACCGAAGTTATTGTTGGTATTGATGAGACAGAATTAATTGAAGGTTTAGACCCTGAAACTTGGTATGGCAATTTTAGAAATCAAGTATGTAAGCGCACCTCATACAATGGCAATATCCGTTACAACTATGCTGGAATTGGTTATACCTATGATGAAGTGAGAGACGCATTTATCGCACCTGAGCCTGAAGGTAACCTAGGCTTTGATGAAGATACTTGTACTTGGATTACACCAGAGGTTGAAATTGAAACCTTGGCTGAGTAAATCCGCAGTACAGCTGCGTGAACAAATAGATGATTCCTTCGGAGACACACGCAGTCGTTCAGGTGATGGGTGGATTGGTGATGTTCGCCATTCAGCGAGAAAAAGCGACCATAACCCTGACCCAAAAACAGGTGTCGTTAGAGCTATTGATATTGACGCTAGGCTTTCTGACCAAAAAGGGATTTCAGCAGATTTGGCAGATCAGCTTCGACTCTACGGGAAGGGTCACAAGCGTATCGCTTATGTAATTCACTTAGGCAAAATAGCCAGTCCTATCCTTGGCTGGCGTTGGCGTAAGTACAGAGGTTACAACCCACACAATCACCATATTCATATCAGTTTTACCAAGGCTTCCGACAAAGACAGTACCTTTTTTGATATACCACTACTAGGGGGCAAAATATGAAATCTAAACATTGGGCAATAATTAACAGCTATGGTCGTTCAGCGTTTGTAGCACTAGCAACAGTTTATGTAGCCGCACCTGACGCTTCAGCTGACAAGATTTGGCAAGCGTTTTTAATTGCTTTTGTCGGTCCTATCCTTCGTGGATTAAATCCTGATGACACACAGTTTGGCATAGGCTCAAAAGAGTAATGACAGCGGTAGATATTGCCGCTATCTGTGCCGCAATAACAACTGTATTTACTGGCTTTGCAGTAGGGCTTAGGTTCCTAGTCAAGGGTTGGTTAAATGAACTTAGACCCAATTCAGGGTCATCAATTAAAGATCAGATTACACGACTTGAACGGCGTGTTGACGATCTATTTGTCATACTATCGAGAGACAATTAAAACATGGCAGCCAAAAAGAAACCTGTACGCCGTCGTAAGTCAGTAGCTCGTAGAGAAACTACTGTCTTAGATCAGCGAGCCATTGTGTATCATGAGTGGTTTTTATCATTACGCAGAGCAGGTTTCAGCGTGGAAGTAGCAATGGGCATGATGGATAAGGCTTACTTACCTGACTGGTTAATACCACAAACAGCAGATACAGACATCACCCCGTTCTATGACGACGATGAAGATGAGGATTAACCTATTAAGAAAATTGCGTTCATAAGTGATTTACAAGCACCATTTATCAACGAAGTAGCAGTTAAAAATGTAGGCAGGTTTCTAGCCAAGTGGCAACCTCATCAGACTATTTCGGTCGGAGATGAAATCGATCTACCCCAGTTGGGCAGTTTTAATGCCAACACCATTGATGAAATGGTAGGCAACCTAGATGAGGACAGAGTATTTACCCAAGAGGTATTAACTTACTTGGGAGTAACGGACATAGTAGGAAGCAATCATGGAATCAGACTCTACAAATCAATCAAAAAAAGACTCCCAAGTTTTCTCAATTTGCCCGAACTCAAATATGAACGCTTTTTGGGATATGACAAGCTCAACATTAAGTATCACCCATACGGATTTGACTGGGCAAAAGGTTGGCATGTCACTCATGGCGACGCTTTCCCTATGTCTAACAATGCTGGGCAGACAGCCTTAAACGGCGCACGCCGCATAGGTAAAAATGTTGTTTGTGGTCACACTCACAGGCTAGGTCACATGTCCTACTCAGAGGCTCACAATGGGCGTTTAGGGCGTGTTTTACAGGGTGTTGAGGTAGGTAACCTAGTAGACCTATCCAGTAGCGGTATGAGCTATACAAGGGGCTATGCCAACTGGCAGTCAGGCTTCGCTGTTGCCTATGTAGACAAGACTCGTGTGACGGTGGTCACAATCCCTATTAACCATGACGGCAGTTTTATCTTTGAAGGTAAGGTCTATGGGAAAAGAGCCTGATCGTACTATTGATGACCATATTGACGACTTCGACGCAATAGGGGTTTTGTAACAAAAGCGTTATAGGACACGCCTGTCAGTTCCTACACTTACCATGAACAAATCATCATACTTTCGGTGTTGGCAAAATCTGTCAACGGAAAGGAAATTATGAGTACATGGATTACAGTTAGCATATTGTTTTACACAGCTGGTATTGCCTATTGTGCATACTACATAGGCTTTGACCGAGGCTTTGTCATAGGCAAACAGCGTGGTTGGGTCAACGGATATGCTTCAGCCAAGGCAACCGAACGAGTTGTCTCAGATGAGGTATTTGACTATGAAAAGAACTGAGGACTTACTAGATGAAGTCAAAGATATTGTCAGAGCTAGAGGTGCTGTCTACGGCTCTAGCGCAACCAACCATAGAAGGATTAGCGAACTGTGGTCAGGTTTCTTGGACACTTACATTAGTCCTGAGCAAGCCGCAATGTGTATGTTGCTCGTCAAAGTCAGCCGCCTCTCTGAAACATATACAGAGGATTCAGTCAAGGACATTATCGGTTATGCCTGTGTCTACAACAGAATCATTGCAGAGCTAAGAGATGATAATACTGACTCGGACAAAGAACTTTTGTGATTACTGTAAAGGACGGTTTTCACCGCTTAGTCTGCGAGGTCAGGTGTTGGCAGTTTTCACGACGATTAGCCAAAGCAGAAAAGCGACAGCTAAGTATCGAAATTATTGTAAGCCTTGCAGAGACGAGTCCGAAGCATGGCATGACGGCACTACTTGGACGCTTGAACAACAACAAGCCTACGCACAGGGATTGGACGAAATAGATTATGGCTTACTTTGATTTAGATAAATACATGACAGCTGAAGAACGCATAGAGCTGTTTGCTAAAGAGAATCCTGACTTTCGCATGAAGTCATTTCATGAACAAACTGACGGGTTTGTCTTTGTTGAGGTTAACCTGTATCGCACTTGGGCAGACCAAGAGCCTTGGGTAACTGGACTAGCTGGTGAATCATTGGCGACACAGTTTGCCATTGAGAAGGCAGAAACTTCAGCCTATGCAAGAGCTATAACTAATACAGGTGACCCCAAGTACAGCACTATGAAAGACGGTACTAAAGCACCAAGGGCTAACAAAGGTGAAATGGAAGCAATTAAGCCCATGTATGGCAAGGTAGGTTCAAAGTCAGCCGCTATTGAAATGGCATTAAGGACAGACATAAAGAACAACCCTTGGTCTGCACCTGAAGCCAAGGCTGAACCTGAACAATGGTCTGTTGAGCAGGTTGCTAAATCATTAAATGCAACCGTTGTTGACCAAACCTACGAGTGCCAACATGGTGCAATGATCCGTAAAGAAGGCACGAGCCAAGCAGGTAAGCCTTATTACGGGTTTGTGTGTGTTGAGAAGCGCAAGGCTGATCAATGTGCGCCTGTGTGGGGTCGCTTAACAGCTAACGGTTTGTGGACATTTGGAGAACAGGATAAATAAATGGGGGATATGGAGATGATTTACCCTGACCGTACAAGGATTATATTTACAGATGAAGGTGCAAGCCTTGACATTGTGAACTTATCCGACTGTTGCGAACTTTGTAATGACCCACGCTTAGTGCATGAGGGCGATCTGCTTAAATGCTTAAGCTGTGGAGTTATCAACCATATTGACTTCGGTCATGCTAAAGATGAGCCAACACCGCAAGCATAGAGGCTATCGGACACAGAAAGTTGTAGCTGATTACCTTAAACAATGGTATCCGTATGCTGAATCCGCTGGGGCTGGGCGCACAGGCTCAGATGTGATTGGTATTCCGTTTGATATTGAGGTCAAGGCTCGCACAGGATTTGACCCATTATCAGCCATTAGGCAGTTAAAATTAAGGAAGTCAGACAAGCTAGGCATAGTGGTGCTACGCATGAACGGTCAAGGCGAGAACGCTGAGGACTATGTAGCACTAATGCCATTAGGAGAATTGATGAAGGTGTTAAATGGTCGAGCCAGTTAGATGTATTAAATGTGGGGCTTGGAAAATGGAAGGTTTAAGCTGTTCGATATGCGCAAAGATCAATGCCCCGAGTGCCTAGGGTATAACACACAAACAACACAATATAACAAAGACTACCTGCACCTATGTTGTGCATGTGGTCATGAGTGGAGTGAAGGTTATGGGTAATCGAAATATATTATGTAAAGTTACAGATGTGACACGCCGTCTGACCTGCGGTTTTGTAAATCGATTTGACAAGGCTGGTATGCTACTAGCCTTCGGCAGGCTTTCAAAGCCTGAACGCAAGCCCCGTAGGGGTGAGCTTGCGAGTTCGTGGGCTATAGCATTTGGGGTACTGCTATGTCTAGTGTTACTAGAGACAGCTGCCATAGAGGTTGATACAGCAAAAGCCATAACTACAAAGAAATCCGTTTATACAATTACACCTAAAATATATGCTAAATACGCATTAAATGATGATAAACAATATAAGTGCATATTAGAGCTATACAGGCGTGAATCTAACTGGAGACCTGAAGCAGTAGGCAATAAGAACGGTACTAAGCAGGTATATGGCATACCTCAGTTGAAGAACGAGATCATGCTAACTAAGACACCAATCGAACAGACAGCGTTAGGCATTAAGTATATACGCCATAGATACGGTGTTACTGTTGATCAAGTACCTAACGCATGTAAAGCATTACAACACTTAAAGACTAAAGGCTGGCACTAATGACCAACAAAGCATTGGGCAGTAAGAAGTGGAAGGACATAAGGCTAAGAGTGTTAGCTCGTGACGGCTATGTCTGTTATATCTGTGGTGGCGAAGCAACTCAGGTTGATCATGTGATACCACGCACCAAAATGGGTGACATGTGGGATATGGATAATCTTGCTGCTATCTGTGCAAGAGACAACATACGCAAGGGTGATAAAAAATTAAGCGTTTTTTTAGAGGGGCAGTCTAC